ATACGCACCGGTCGGCTCGTTATAGGTGCAGTCTTCGTCGGTCGGTACAGTCCCGATGGTTAGATAATCTCTCATGGCAATTAATCCTCTAGTTGTGCGTGACGGTGAACCGCTACGCGGTCGGCGAATGAAACGGGGTCAACTTCAATTGATTCAATTACTTCGGGGTAAATATTCCAAAGTGAAGTTATTAGCTGCACGTCAAGCGCTGAATTGTGCGGGTCGGTGCTAAATGGTTTATTCAAGCGGCGCGCCCATGCTTCCGCTAGTAGTTCGTATTGGTCGGCTGCGTCCATGGTGGCGGCTCCTCTCAGGCGGTGGTAGTTTGTAGTGGGCGAATCAAACTCATCATGAGTATTTCAGCTCCTTCGGGATTGGTTCGCATAACATCGGCGGCTTGACGCAAACGGCAGATAATTTCGCTTAGTGCGACAGCATCTTTGTATTGCTTCGAATCGCTGTCGGTCAGGCTAAATGCCACGCTGCACAGGCGGTCGGTCGTTGCCTCAATACTGCGGATTTGCTGGTAAGTGAAATTTTGCATGGTCGGCTCCAGAAAATGCCCGAGCGGGGCTCGGGCGGTGATTAATCAATATCGTTGGGATTTATCTTGATGTCGTACTGCGCTAGAGCGAGAACTGATAAATCGGCCTTTTTTATTTCATCGAAGCTAGCAGGGCGTTCCAATACAAGGGCGATGCCATCTTCGGCCTCTAGGTGTATCTGCTGTATTGCGCCGGAAGGGCGTTCTACAGTTTCCCAATGAGTGACGTACCAAAACATTTATTTGCCTCCTAATGAGAGCGCTACAGGGTGCAGCGCATGGGAGTGATATTAGTCGATGCAATACATTCGTCAAGGGGTTTTCATGATTGTATTTATCAATCAATAGCCAGGATGCGATAGGGTTGCTATCAATTTTGCTCGGGTGATTGATTTTCCCTATTTGTTCCTGTACATTCGGCGCGAATTAGGGGCGCGGCCATTGATAAATCAGGCTGCTCGCGCGCAAGTAAGGAAACGATCGGTACTCCAGCATGAACCGCAAATCTATACACCAAACAGTAAAGGCACACGGGATTGAAAAGGCCATGAAAGTGCCAAAAGGCACGCTCACTCCAAAAATGAAAAGATTCGCTGAGGAAATCGCCCTCGGGGAATCCGGCGCTCAGGCCTACCGCTTGGTGTACAGCGATAAAGCAAAACCGAAAACCGCAGGCGATAACGCTAGCAGGCTGAAGGCTGATATCAGGATCCAAGCGGAAATCGAGCGCATAGAACGGGCAAACGAGCTAGCTGCACTCCATTCCGCTAGCGGCTTACGCTCGATCGTCATTTCAACTCTCGCAGAAATCGCAACAAATCCGGACGAAAAGGCTGCAACTCGAGTCCAAGCGGTGCGCAGTATCGGGCAACTGGTCGGCGTTGACGCATTCCGCGAAACCAAACGCATAGAGCACGTCAAAGATTCCGGCGCGATACGCGCGCAGATACTCGATCAACTCAAGTCTATGGTATTGAATACGGATGACGCGGTAGACGTGGATGCGACCGCGCTGCTAGATGAATTGTCAGGGGAAATGAAATCCCAGGAAGCGGAACCCCACCCTGGGGGCACCCCAGCAAGCGCAGAATGGGACTCCGGCCCGCACATACATAGTAATCCACACGAACCACCCCCATCAAAAAAGGTGCGCAAATCTAAGAAGGCTGTCCCAGCAGAACCCACCCCCATCTCTTTGGAAATGGACACCCCCCAGGGGGATATATTTTTGGGGAAAGATGATGTTGCACCGCAATAAGTGGGGTGGCAACGTTGCCAAACGCCTCTCAAAACGTAGTGTTTATGCGGAATGAGGTCATGACGCAGCGCAGCAGAATATTAATTAACAGGGAAATGGTAGCTAAACGCAGGGAGAAGACGTTTAGTGAGTGTATGGAGGTTGGGATGACGCCGGCGCAGAAGGATGTGTTTTTGGTAGTGGATGAGTGGTGGAAGCATTATGGGTTTGGGCCAACTATCCGGGATATATGTCGGGTGAGGGGTAAGGGTGGGTTGGGGAGTACGAGTGAGATTATTGACCGGCTGGTGAAGCTCGGGGTGTTGAAGCGGGTGAAGGGTAGTTTTCGGTCGGTGCGGCCTGTGTATATACAGTTCAGGGATTTGGACTGATGGATTTGAGTGAGATGATTAGCCGGCTGCCGGCGGCGGAGCAGGAGAAGTTGCTGGCGCAGGTGGGGGAGTATAAGGACGCATTAGTGCGGGAGAAGGCGCAGGGATCTTTTATGTCGTTTGTAAAGGAGATGTGGCCGGGATTTATACATGGCCGACACCATGCGTTGATGGCTAAGAAGTTTGAGGAGGTGGCGGAGGGGAAGGTAAAGCGGCTGATTATTAACATGGCCCCGCGCCACACAAAAAGTGAGTTTGCGAGTTACTTATTGCCGGCTTGGTTCTTGGGGAAGTATCCAGAGAAGAAGGTAATCCAGACGTCGAATACCGCAGAACTGGCGGTCGGGTTTGGCCGGAAGGTCAGGAACCTGGTGGATAGTGACCAATATACGAGGATCTTCCCGAATGTTGGGTTGAGAGTGGACTCTAAGGCAGCGGGTAGATGGGCTACATCCCACGGCGGGGATTATTTTGCGATTGGTGTTGGGGGGACTGTTACTGGTAAGGGTGCTGATCTGTTGATTATTGACGATCCGCATTCGGAACAGGAAGCGAGATTAGCTCAAGGGGATCCGAGCGTCTTTGATAGTGTGTACGAATGGTATACATCTGGCCCACGGCAGCGTTTACAGCCGGGCGGGGCGATAGTAGTGGTGATGACGCGGTGGTCGGACAAGGATCTGACTGGCCGGGTGTTGAAATCAGACTCAACTGAGTGGGAAGTGATTGAGTTACCGGCTATTTTGCCGTCGGGGAATCCGCTTTGGCCTGAGTTCTGGCCATTAGATGAACTTGAGGCGCTGAAAGAGGAACTACCGCCGTATAAATGGAACGCCCAGTACCAGCAAAAGCCCACGGGTGAAGAGGGTGCGCTGGTAAAACGGGACTGGTGGCGTCGGTGGGAGCATGAAAGACCGCCTGCGTGTGAATTTATCATCCAAAGTTGGGATACGGCGTACTCTAAGAGCCAACGAGCTGACTATTCCGCCTGTACGACGTGGGGTGTGTTCCATTTGAATGAAGATCCGAGCGATGTGAACATCATTTTGCTGGATGCGTGGAAGGAAAAGGTGGAGTTTCCGGAGTTAAAAGCCATGGCCAAGAGGCTTTATGACGAATGGGAGCCGGATTCCTGCATTATTGAAGCAAAAGCGGCGGGTGCGCCGTTGATTCACGAGTTGAGACGTATGGGTGTGATGGTTCAGGACTACACACCGACGAGGGGGAATGACAAGTTCGTGCGTTTGAACAGCGTTACAGACCTATTTTCTTCCGGTAAAGTGTGGGCGCCCGAGACTAGGTGGGCGGACGAGGTAATTGAAGAGATGGCGCGGTTCCCGAACGCGGAACATGACGATTTAGTGGACTCCAGTGTGCAGGCGCTTATGCGATTTAGGCAAGGCGGGTTCTTGCGGCTGGACACGGATGAAGATGACGAGGATTTAGGCTTCCGCCGTAAGCGAAGCTATTACTAAGGATAAAACATGGACTACGATGCGTTGCTTAAAGCTGTTTCTGAAGAGCCAGAGCATTTATATCGCACCGAACGCGGGTCAACTTATGCCCATTACAAAGACAATACCACCGTGCGCAACAGAAGCGGAGCTGCACATAAAGATACTAGAACTGGAGTTCAGCCACGTTCGGGCAAAACGGTATACATGAACCCACAAGACGTAAATCGTGTAGCAGGAATTTTTCAAAATGCAGAAATTGGCACTAAGTTTGTACCTGTTTCCTATGATAAAGAAACCAAAACAGGAAAAGTTGCTTTAATGCTCACAGATGATTATGGCCCTAAAAAAGCGGGTACTGTATTGCATGAGGCAACGTTTACAACGCGCCCAAGCGTAGGTGTTAATCCTGTTGAAATTTTTAAAAGCGAAAGCCCAAAAGGAGAGGGCGGTCGTGGGATCCATTGGGGCAACAAAATTACGGAAGTGCGCGGCATTGGTGGCGGGTCAAGGGACTTGCAGCTTGGCGCGGATTTAGATCCAAAAGCAATGATGAAAAAATATGCTAAAGGCGGCAAGGTTCAAATGCCGCCGTCTTATTCGCAAGGTAGTTGGAAATTAATTTAAGGGTTAATCATGGCAACCAATTTTGACAAAGCTTTGTACCAAGCACCGGCTGGACTTGAGGAAATGGAGCCGGAGATTGAGATTGAGATCGAAGATCCGGAGTCTGTGAGTATTGGGATCGGCGGGCTAGAGATTGAGATTGAAAAGGACGAAGAAGCTGACGATGAGTTCAATATCAATCTGGCAGAGCACTTGCCAGAGAATGTGTTGCAGGAAATTGCGGGCGATCTGCTGGGTGATTTTGACGATGACATCTCCAGTCGTAAGGATTGGATGCAGACGTATGTTGATGGCCTAGAACTATTGGGGATGAAGATTGAAGAACGGTCTGAACCGTGGGAAGGCGCCTGTGGGGTCTACCACCCGCTCCTTTCGGAAGCCTTGGTTAAGTTCCAGTCTGAGACGATCATGGAAACTTTCCCTGCCGCTGGGCCGGTTAAAACCAAGATCATTGGCAAAGAAACACCAGAGAAAAAAGAAGCCAGCGAGCGGGTTCGGGATGACATGAACTACCAGATGACCGAGGTGATGGTGGAATATCGCCCGGAGCATGAGCGTATGTTGTGGGGCTTGGGTCTTTCTGGCAACGGGTTTAAGAAGGTTTACTTCGATCCAAGTCTGGACCGTCAGGTATCTATTTATGTACCGGCGGAAGATGTGGTGGTGCCGTACGGGGCGAGTAATTTAGAGACTGCGCCGCGTGTGACGCATGTGATGAGGAAGACTAAGAACGACCTGCGCAAGTTAATGGTGGCTGGCTTTTATCGAGATATTGATCTGCCAGAGCCTGAGAATGTGCTGGACGATATTGAGAAGAAGATTGCCGAGAAGATGGGCTTTCGGGCCACGACGGATGATCGGTACAAACTCTTGGAAATGCAGGTCTATTTAGATCTGCCCGGCTATGAGGATAAAGACGATGATGACGAAGAAACTGGGATTGGGCTTCCGTATATTGTCACAATTGAAAAAACATCGCAGGAAATCTTGGCCATCCGGCGCAACTATCATCCGGAGGATGAGGGCAAACAGAAGCGTTCCCACTTTGTCCATTATCCCTACATCCCGGGATTCGGATTTTATGCTTTTGGCCTCATACATCTTATTGGCGCTTTCGCTAAGTCTGGCACTAGCATTATTCGTCAGCTCGTGGACGCCGGCACGTTATCCAACCTCCCTGGCGGACTTAAGACCAAAGGGATGCGAGTTAAAGGCGATGACACCCCGATTGCACCGGGAGAGTTTCGAGATGTGGATGTTGCGGCAGGAACGATACGAGACAATATCCTGCCTCTTCCCTATAAGGAGCCAAGTCAAGTCCTTCTGACTTTGATGAATCAGATCGTCGAGGAGGGGCGCCGTTTTGCCTCCGCTGCTGATCTGAAGGTAGCAGACATGTCGGCCAACTCGCCGGTAGGTACGACATTAGCGATTCTCGAGCGCACCCTGAAAGTGATGTCTGCGGTGCAGGCGCGTATGCACTACGCGATGAAGCAGGAACTAAAGCTGCTGAAAGAGATCATCCGCGACTACACCCCTGAAGAGTACAGCTACGAGCCGGTCGAGGGTACACGCCGGGCGAAACAGTCGGACTAC